GGTCTTGCAACCCGTTTCGTCGGAAAACCTTACAAAGATTCCTTACCCCCCTGCCCCCAGTCACTTGCGTGATCGCCGAATCGTCTGCCCCCTTGCACTTGGCAGGTCCGCCGAGTGTAAGCTTTACCGTCACTCCTCGCCCTCCTGCTGCCGCATCGCCTCGCGCAACCCATCCGCGCTGCTCATCGCATCCTCCCGGTGCTTGATGGTCTCCCGTAGCTCGACGAGCACCGCCGCAACCTCCGGAAACACCATCCGGATGCGCCGCACGTCCTCTTGCCATTCCCAGTGAAGCGCTTGCCTAGTCTTGCCCCGGTCCCGTGCCTGATCCTCGAACGAGGCCAAGATCGAGCCCGTATCGCCCGAGCCTGCGCGCAGCACTAGGCGGAAGGCCGAGGGTGATAGGTCGGCCAGGGTCGCTAGCCGGCGGACTAGGTTGGCGGCGCTGTCGTGCTTGAGCGTGTCGAGCTCGAGCAAGCGCTCGAACATCTCGCAGCTTACCTTAGCCGCCTCGCTCGCGCCATCGTAGCGCAGCCTATGGACTGGCTGGCGGTTGAGCGTGTAGGTGACCACGTCACAGCCCCTCCAGCGGGTTATGGACTAGGGCCGCAGCTGACTCGCTCAGGACGACCGCGTCCTCCAGCCCTAACGTGCCCAGCTGGTCGCGCTGCTGGATGCTCTCGATAATCTGCCTCAAGCGCTTGATGCGCTCGGCGTGCTCTTTGACTAGGCTCTTGCGATGACTCTCCAGCTGCGCGATGGACCGCGCCGCCCGATTTGCGAGGCGCAACGCCTCAAGTTCCAGTCTGTCCGCGTCTTGCTTCAATGTTCCTCCGTTTCCCCACGCCGAGCTTCGCGTTGAGTCGCTGATGCTTGGCCCAGCTGTGGGCGCTGATGTTTTTAGGTTTCCGTGCCACTCTGCCCGAAATTGGCGTGTCAGTTCGCCGCTCCGTCAAGCGGAAACGGCCATTGCGTGCGTTTTCTGACTGTCCGATTGCCCGGTGAATGTCTGGGTAGCCATCGGATGCCGATCGCCCCGCAAATCGCGTTCTTTGGCGAGGAGCTCCTCGATGTGCTTGAGGCGCGCCATCACCTCCTCTTGCCGCTCCTTGCAATGGCGGATGACGCGCGAGAGCGTGGCGTTTTCGGTGAGCAAGTGCATTGCTACGTTGTCTAGGCGTTCGATCGTGTCATTCATTGGGAGACTAGGTTGAGGTTTCTTTCGCGGGATGTGTCTCCTATTCCCCCCCTATATATATAGGGGGGGATGGAGACTTGGAGATATAGTCGCAGGGAGACTTAAAGGAGACTACTGGGAGACTGGAGACTTAGCCAAAGAATAAGCCCCAAACTCGCGGTTGATGATGCCTTTCCTTTGCATCTCGGTAATCCATTTGCCGACCGTACCGCGGACCGGAACGTGCCCCGGCGTGCTGCGGGCCTCGGTGATCTCGTTGTGCAGCTGCCGCCAGTCCTTGCGCTCGCCTGGCCGCAGGACCGACTCCGCAAGCTCGCGAAACTCAGCGGTCTTCCGGTCCTCCTGCGCCACGTTCGCGACGGTGACGTGCATCCGAGCGTCATCCGACCAGCGGAACCGTGGGCCGTTCTTCTTTTCAATCGGCGCGCGGCGCTGCTTGTTCGACCAGACGACCGTGATGTCGTCCTCCTTGTCGAGCGATAGGTTCGTTTCAGCCTTGCGCTCAATCTGGCTGCCGAGGTGGCCGCGCACCTTGTCGGTGCCTGGGTTCTTGTGAATGACGCAGAGTATGGCGCACTCGTAGCGGATCGCGAGCGCGTGGAGCTCGGCGACAAGCTGGTTGCACTCCTCGGAGTCGTTTACGTCGAGCGTCAGGTCGGCGACGCCGTCTATGATGACCGAGTGCAGGCCGCCGTGGCTTTCGGCCGCGTCAGCCATTGCAACAGCCAGCACGCGCTTGCCAACGTGAGCCGGAAGGTCGGCGATGCTTGCGGCGTGCAGCCAAGGCGGAATCTCCTCGATCCGCGCGCGACGCTTGGCGCGGTTGACCGCGTGCCAGAAGTCGTCGGGCGATTGCTCGGTGTCGACGTAGAGCAGCCCCTTGCCGTGCTCGTTGAAGCCTCGCGCGCTCAGAGTGTCGGCGTCCTCGTAGTCGCGCACCATCGCAGACGCGACGAACGCCGAGACCAGCGCCGACTTGCCGACCTTGGCTTGCGCCGTGATGGCGGTGAGGTTCCCCGGCGTGCAAATGGTGACGCCTCCGAGCTCGTAAATCGTCCTTAGCGGCGGCGGCTCCTTGGTCGGGTCGAACGTGCGCGCTTTCCAGAGCCGGCGGAGCTTGTCGGTCTCCGTCTCAGTGGTGGGCGCGGCCTGCATCGGATCCTTGCCCTGCGGCGTGGCCTGCGCCGTCGTGAGCATCGTGCTGGCCTTGATGGCTCGCCGACCGAAGCCCTGCTTCTGAAGCTCGCGCGCGGCCGCGGAAAAATCCCCGTTGCACTCAAGCAGCGCGTAAACGTGCCAAGGCTTGTAAACTCGCCCCGACTCAAAGCGGGTTGAGGTCGAGAAGACAAAGAAGCGCCCAGGGATCTGGTCCCAGCTGGCTGAGATGCCCGAGTCCTTGCCCGGTCGCGTCCAGTAACGCGCCGCGTCACCAATCGACTTCCAGCCGTGGCGGCGCAGCAGGCTCGGCAAGTCCGCGCGGGCGTCGTAGTCGTCTCCCGGCGATACGTCGAAGCCCTGCGGCGGCTTGGCCGCGATCTGCGGCACCTCCACCTCGCGCGGGCGCACTTCTTGAAACGAGCGCGCAAGGTTAAGCAGCGCCTCGCGGTCATCCGCGGAGATCAGCGGGATCGACGTCCAGTCGCCCTGCTCGAGCTTGTACCCAGCGGAAGGCGCAATGACGAAGTAGCCTCCGGCGCCGCGCGTCTCGATCATCACGAACTCCTGCTGGTCAGGATTCGCGGCCTTCTCGGCATCAGTCGGCGGCCGTGAGGCGAGCTTCTCGTTGCCGAGCGGCGGACCGTCACAGCGGAAGACGAGATGGAAGCCGCCGTTCTTCGTCCGCTGGCGCACGACATCGCCCAGGATGAAGTCGAGCCCGAGCTCCTCCGCGCGCTTGGCGAAGCGGCCAAGGATGCCCTTGGCGTACTTCTCATCAAAGTCTATGGCTTGAATCGAGCCGGCCACAAGGGCCAGCGCGGAGTCGGTCTTGCCGAACCACGACGCGAGCTCCTGCTCGGTCGGAAGCTCGGTCATAAAACGCTTCCAAGGCACCAGCGGGCGCTTGTCCTCCTTGACCGGGATCGTGGCGATGCCTTGCGCGCGGAGCGCCTTGGCGAGCGTGAGTTGCGTTGTCATTGGCTGGCGCGCATTGCGTGGTTAATCTTGCCGTGCCAGTCGCGGTGACAGGTGACGCAAAGGTAGTCCTTCGGCCAATGCTCGGCCTCCTCCTCGCCGAAGATTTCCTTTGGTGCCCAATGGTGCAGTTCTGCGCCGCGTTGGCCGCAGCGCTCGCATCGAGGCGCGTCATTGATGTGGTGGATTGGGATCTGCTCCAGAGCAGTCTCGTCTGGCAAGTGCTCCAGCAGCACGGCCTTTGGGATGTAAATGCCACCGCTCTTGGCGATCTGCGGTCGGTCGCACTCGGCGCAGAACCACGAGAAGACCGTGGTGCGTGAGGCGGTAATTGTCCTGCCGACGTCCTGCGTAGTCTCAATCTTGCAGACGGAACACGGCGATTGGCGTGTAAAGGTCACGGTAAAAGAAAAACTCGGCCGGCCGCACGGGTGAAACTGGCGCAACGACTCGCCACCGCACGACCGACCGAGTGAAATCTCTTTTTTGTCATTGCTTGAGGGCGTTTCACGGCCCGAATGTCCGTCACTCCACGCCTGCGTTGCGCTCCCGCAAGCCGAAAATCTCGCGCAGCATCTCGAACGTGCCACCCGAAACCAGCTTGTCCGGCGTGACCCTAAGCAAGCGCCAGCCGAGGACGGCCGCGCGGTTGTATTTCTCCATATCCTTGACGAAGCCTGCGCCCCGCGTGTGCCGGCCTCCGGTCCAGACGCCGCCCTCGACTTCGAGCGCGATCATCTGCTGCGGCCAGGCGTAGTCGAAGCGCCAGCGTCTCTTCGCCTCGAACTTCCACTCGCGCTCGGGCCGCGGCAGCCCGCGCACCTCCAGCGCGCGCAGGAAGACCTCGGCGCGGTCGAACGCTCGCTTGACCTTCGGATCCGGCGCAGGGTCAGGCTCGCGAGCAATCGTCTTCGGCCGCTTGGCCTGCGCCAGCTGCCGCGCGATCTGTAGGCGGTAGCGCTCCGGTAGGTCAGCGATGGTCGGCTTGCTCACGGCTTGACCCCCCTTCGCCGCAGTAGATGCGCGCGCTCCTCGTGCGTGATGTATTCGCGGCGATAGCCTCGATTGTAGATCCGCTGCCGAACGGCGGCCTGCTGCATCCGAACCGCGGCCAAGATTTCCTTGAACGGCGCGAAGCGCGCGACCATCTCGTCGATCACCTCGGACTTGGGATTGGGTCGTGCGCTCATCGCTTCTTGAACCTCCCGCACTTGTCGCGGCGCTCTGCGTCCCGCTTGATGTTGAGGAAGAAGCTATCCATCCACTCGCGGTCGCGGCCGAGGCGCTCGCCGTTGCGTAGCCCCCAGAGGAAGCCCAGCGAGATGCCGGCGCAGAGCATTATCGCGCCGAGCGCGAAGATCTCGAGCGCGCTCACTCGTCACCTCCTCGGTGATCCTGCGCGGTGAGCAGCGCATAAGCGACGACGGCGATCAGGAGCACCGTCAGCCAAGCTATGGTATTGAGCGTCATAGCCACGTCTCCTTGTACCACGCTGGCAGGTCGATCTCTTGCACCTCGTCCGGCATATTGGGCCAGCGGTTGGACTCGATGCAGCCCTTGAGCCGAGTGAGGTCGCGCAGCGTTTCCTCCTGGCCGCGTTGCAGCGCAGCGTTCGAGACCTTGTAGACCGCAACGCCGAACGGTTCGCACTTCTCCACGGCGACGAAGAAGAAGTCGGTGCAGGCGATGCCGCAGTCGTAGAGCAGCGGGAGGTAGAAGCCCGCTTGCCGGTGGTAGCCGAGATTCACGAACGCCTTCTCGAAGTTGCGGAAGGCGCCGTCGTCCAGCGACTCGACGGTCTTGAGATCAACGACGTAGGGCCGCGGGCAAAGCGCGCAGCCTTCGGCGTTGAACCAGTCCGTCCGAGCTTGCACGCGCAAGGTGGCGAATGTCTTCCGCCAGACGAGCTCAGGCTCGCCGGCGTCGAAGAGCTCCGAGGCCGCAGGATGCGCCATCACCGCCTCGAGCATCTGCTCGACCAGCGCGAAGTCCTCGCCATCGAGGATCGTCTTGCCAGCGTTAGCCTGGGCGAACTGTTCCCACGCCGCCTTGCCCTCCTTCGTGCGGCGGTCGATGCCGTCTGGCCGGCGAGCGTAGAGCGCGCCGTAGGTCTGCGGCTCGAGCACCGCAGCGTGCGTCGCGCGGCCGATGGCGAACGCGGAGGAGTCCGCATCGGGCACGGCCTTGAGCACGTACTTGCGGTGGTAGAGCGCCGGCCGGCGGCGGAACACCTCGAGCTTGCTATGGCTGATCGCGTCCGTCGCGTGATAGACCTCCGACGGCTCGCCTCGAATCGCGGCGTTCATTCCGCACCTCCGATCTCGAGCTTGGCCTGGAGCGGATCCACGACGGCTTCGGACTCGTCCTTGAAGCGCACCGACCAGCCGACCTTCACCGTGACGGTGGGCGCCATCGCGAGCGCGTCCCATTCGATCGTGAAGGACGCCTTCGCCTTCGGCTCGGCCTGCGTCTCGTCGTCGACGAAGCTTTCCTCGGCGGCCTTCCGCATCGCATCGTAGTGCGTCTCGAGGAGAGCGCGGACTTGTTCGCTGGCCGCAGCGATCACCGCGGCCTTCTTGATTTCGTGTGTGGTTTCCATTTTGGATAGTGCTTAGAGGTTGTCGCCGAGGCCGCGCGGCGTGACGTTGACCGGCTCGGCCGGGATATCGCGGACCTCTTCCATCGTTCTCAATCCTTTCAGGACGTCACCGAAGACGTCTCGCAGTAAGAATCCTCGAGCCCGGAATTTAAGCATCCGCGCAGGGTAGTCAGTCCACGGCCCCGTCTTACCCCACAGCTTCGCGGTCTTAGCGTCTGCGGTTGTGAACGTCTCACTCTGCGGGTCGAAGCCGCGCCGCTTCGCCGTGATCTTGTAGCCGAACGAATCCTTGCCGCGCTCTCCGACCTCCTCTTCGGAGTAGGATTCAAGCTGGCCGCTGGATCGAACGAGCGCGAGCGCCGCGTCTCCGAACAGCGACGGCCGACCATTGACCACGGCAATGTTGCTGAGTGCAGCCATTGGCGTAAGCCCGAGCTCCGCGCCCCATTGAAGCGCGACGAGCACGCTCTCCGGTTTTTCCATTCCGCGAGGAGCGAAGCCCGAGGAGACGATTGCCTTCGCGAATCGGAAGGCGTCTTCAAGACTGGTAAGTTGCACGCCAGATGCTCCAAAGGAGATCGGCGAGGAGACGGTCGCCTTTTGAGCGACCGAGAGTTCGGTTTTGTCAGTTTCTGCGTTCATTGTCTGGTCTGTGTTGTTGTTTTGCTTCTGGGTTGAGCCCGGTCGGGAAGTCTCGGCCGGGCTTTAAGTTTAGAACGGCACTTCCTCGGTCAGCGTCTCGGTGACGAGCGTGACCTTCGAGCCAGCGGCGAGCGTGCCGCGGTTGCCGTGCACTAGCTGACGCGCGGCGTTACGGAGGCGGACGTCCTCGGGCCGCGGAGGGAATGGCTTACCGTTTTTGCCGAGCCTTGGCTCCGGCTCCTGGGCATACCACTCGACGCTCTTCGCTCCGAGCGAGCGCAGCGGCGTGCCGGCGTTCTTCCCGAAGTGCACCTCGACGCTGCCTGGGTCGTCGACGAGCTCGGTCGGCTGCGGAATGTCCTTCGGAGCACCAGCCGGAGCCGGTGCGGAAGCTGCGGCCGGAGCCGCTGGCTTGTTGGCGAGCAGCGCGCGGATGGCGCGGAGCTCGGCGATGATCTCTTGTCCTAGTTGATCGGTCATTGTGTTGTGGTTTTAGCTTTCCTTAATCCGAGGATGTGGCGCATCTGCCAGTCATTGAAGGCCGCGCTGAACTGCTTGTGGATTTCGAGCCACGTCACCCAGCCCTCGCCTGGGATGAAGACCCAGTAATGCGAGCGCTCCTTGTGCCCGTGCGTCCCGGTGTAGCGCGCCGCGGAGTGGCCGCCGCCGGTCAGGTTCTTGATCGGGGTGCTGCGGTTAAAGTTATTTTGCATAGCGAAGCCAGCGGACTTCCCGAGTGTAAGCGAGCGCCTGATCGCGCATCGACTGGCGCAGAAGCCGCTGGCTGAGCGCGCTGTGCTGCCGCTTCGATTGATCGCGGAAGACGACCGCCTTGCCGAGCGCGTAGTGCGAGTAGGCGATGCCCGACGCAAAAAGCGCCTTGGTCGCGCGGTTCATCGGCTGGCCCTCCGCACCTTGTCGACGTAGCCCAGCGTCGCCGCCTTGAGGTGTCCGGTCGGGCCGCCGTTGTGGATCCTAGCGAGGGTCGCGACGTCGCCCTTGGCCCAAGCGGCCGGCGCGTAACGCTTGAGGTAGGCGGTCGCGACGCGCCGCGCGTAGGCGAGGTCGGTCACCTGCTCGTAGGATCCGGCGACCCGCGAGTCGTCGTGATAGGCGCGGGAGATCTGGAGCGGGCCAAGGCTCTTGCCGTTGTCGCCGAGGATGGCGCCGTGCCGGCCGCTAGTCTCAACTTGATGCAATGCCCGCCAGAAGCTTTCCGGCGGAGCGGCGTGGCTGGCGGATGCCAGCGCGAGGAGCGCGAGGATGCGCTTCACGACGCCACCTCCGCGCGGAAGATCGGCGCCATCGAATACTTACCGAGCGCGTAGACATACTCGCCGCGGTCATCGCTGCGGATCTTCACGCGCTTCGTGCTGCCGTGAGCCTCGACCGTGGCGAATGAGCCCTTGCGGTCGATAACCTTTACCGAGAAGACGCAGTCGTAATCACAAGCGCTGCGAGCTTCGAGAACCTGGCCGGATTGGATTGGAGCGGTCATTTGTCGTTGTTGCGCCGGGGCGTGATTGCCTCCGACACCACCGACAATGCAGACCCGCCCGCCGCGGTCAACTCTTTTTCTCAAAATTCTGTCCGGCGGGATCGGACAGTCAGACGTCGAAGGCGTCCGCGAGCGCGCTGCTGCCGAAGTCGCACGACAGCGGCTCCGCCTTCGCGGCCACGTAAAGCTGCGCGAGGATGCCAGGACTCGTGAGCTCCGCATTGCTCAGATACTCGTCGAACTTATCGCCGCGGAGCCACAGCTTCGCGATCCACGGCGTGAGCGGAGCCTTGCCCGAATGAGCCGCGGCCGAGTCGACGTAGAGTGCAAAGAAGGCCGACGACTCCCGCGCCGAGCGATCCCAGCGGTGCGCGACGAGGCGGATGTAGTTGCCCGAGATGCCGCTCGGCAGGGTGAAGGATTTCTGAAGGGCCATAATCGTCAGGTGTATTCGGTGAAGCGGCCCGAGAGCCGGAGGTTGCCGGCAGCCAGCGTCCCGCCGTCGTTGCGGAAAATCTTCACCACGGCGTTGGTGCTCGTCGAGCCGGCGGCTTGGCTATCATAGAAGCCCGCGTAAAGCACGTCCTCGACTACTACGATGCCATCGTCCGGCTTGGCAGAGAAGCCGCGATTGGTCAGCGAGATGTTCACGTTCTCGCTCGTGCCGCCCCCGGTCAGCGTCACCACTTCGTTGGTCTCGTAGACGACGTTGACTTGGCGCGTGCTCGATCCGCCCCCGGTCTTGATTCCGGTAGTCGTGACGTCATCGGAGTTGTATTTCGAGACGCTGCCGGTGCCGATGGAGGCGGCGCTGTTTGCGTTGCCGAGACTCGCCCACGCGGAGAAGCTTCCGGTTCTATTGACTGCCCGAACGCGAACGTAGCCGGCGGCCAGCGTCGCATTGTAGAAGAAGCATTGCGTGTCTCGCGTCGTGATCGGCGCATTGGATCCAGTAGCGGGCGACCACGAGTAGTCGGTCGCGGCGTCCGAATTGGTTCCAGTCACCTTCACCTCGTAATAAGAAAAGTCCGATTGCGTGTTCGGACTCCACGAGACGCGCGTGCCGAAAAGGAACGTCGTAGTTCCGGTGAGGTATGCTGGCCTCACGCCATCCGCAGAAATTGCGCCGCCGGCCGGCGTCGTCACCGTGCCCGAGTAATTGGGCGCCGTGCGGGAGAGCGTAGCCGAGATCGCGCTGGGCGTGTTCGAGAATGAGATCGCTCGGGCCGCGAACTCATACGCGACGCCAGGAGCAAGGTCATCAATAGACGCCGCAATCGAACCAGACGAGAGCACGTTCGCAACCACGTATTCGCTCGCTCCGCTGCGCCGGTAGAGGATCTGAAGCAGCGCCCCGCCGGTCGGCATCGCCGGCGCCGTGACTGTGATGCGGGCCAGAGCCGTGCCGTCTGTCGCTAGGTAGGTTGTCTCGCTCGCGTAGGTCGGAGCGTTCGGCGTGGACGGCGCTACGTTGGAGACAGCACCGGCGGTGATCGCGACTGGCGTCGCCTGCACGCGGGTCGCGAAGCCGGAGACGTTCTCGAGCGCGTCGTAGGCGTTGACCCAGTAATAATACGTCGTGCCTACCGCGACGTCCACGTCGACGAAACGCGAGGCATCGACCTCGGCGATCTTGTTCGTGTTCGCGTTGGCCGGCGTCACGCCGGTCGTGTTGCGGTAGATGCCGTACTCGGAGAAGTCAGGCGCGGTCGAATCATCCCAGTCGAGGCCCACCGCGGAGCCCGTGCCGATGGTTGCGACGAGGTTCGTCGGGATGCTGGGCGCCACCGTGTCCTTCTGTACGTTGACCGTGGCGCTGACGTAGGACGTCGAGACCTTGAAGAAGCTCTCTCCGAAGATTCGGACGTTGTAGGTTGTACCGATCTTAATGTCGCTTGAGATGTAATCCCTCGTCTGATTGCCGGGGACGGTGTTCCACGTAAGGTAGGTCGTCGAAGTGCTCTCCTTGTATTCGATGCCGACGTTGCCGCCGGCCTGGATAAACTCCTCAGCCGGCGCAGACCACGAGACGAGGATGCGAGGCAGCGCGGTGCCGTCGGCTTGGATCTGCTGCGTCGTTCCGTCTGCGGTCAGCGTGAGGTTCGTCGGCGCGGAGAGCGTAAACGGATCCGGGAGTGTCGTGTTCGGCGCGTCGTCGACGTAGATCTCGTCGTTGACCGTCCAGTCGTAAACGGTCGACGCGGTCTCGCGCAGCGTCATCTCGATAGCCAGCTGCGGCGGACTGCCATCGCTCGCGAAGTTCCACTCCATCACCTCGAAGACCTTCTGGGTCCAGCCCATCTTCGAGTTGGTAATCATCACCGTATCGCCGGCCCGCACTTGCATCGCCTCGAGGCGGAAGCGCGCGGTCATCGTGATCTCCTCGCGAGCGCGGCGCAGTTCGATCACGGCCAGCCGCTGGGCGCAGGCGGGCGAGGTCGTGAACGGCAGCGCCACGTCGCGCCAGTAACGGATGCCGGCGTCCTTGGTCACGTAGGTCGTCGATGTGATCTGCGGAAAGTCAGACGGCTGCCAATCGTTCTGAGGCGAGACGTAGACGCCCTTAACTCCATTCACGCGGTCGCGCGCCGAGGTCTTGGTCTGCACCGTCATCTGGCCGGCGAAGTGCTTCTCGGTCAGCGTGACGGTAGGGATCCGGTAGCCGGCCGCATAGACCACGACCTTGCCTCCCGAGTAGGCGATGAGCCCGCCCATCGCGGTAATAAGCTTGCCGATGTTCTCGTCGGGCGAGGCGCTGGTGTAAAGGACGCCGTTCGCCTCGTATCGGTTCTCGTAGGTGGCCGGCGAGGTGACCGGCTTGATCTCGACTTGCTCGTCGCAGATGTTCGCCGCGGCGTTGATTGCCGTATCGTCGACCTCGGCCGAGTCCATCGCCATACCCAGCGAACTGGTTAAGTAGTCACGAAGGCAGAGCGCAGGGTTGGCCGAGTAAGCCGTCGTCGTTGTCCGCGGATCGTAGACCTGCTTGCCCTTGACGATTGCCGAGATGTTCGGGATGCCGCCGGTCCACACCTCCTGGTTCCAGACGAGCCGCACGTAAATGTACGCGATGCCGCGGAGCCGATGATTGCTCGTCCACTTGCCATCGGTCAGGCCGGAAGTCGCTGTCTCAAGGTTCGTTTCGACCGTCTGCGTATCGCTGCCAAGCTTCTTGTAGATCTCGGCGTAGCCCGTGAAGCGGCCCTGGGCGGCGCTGCCCGCGCCAGTTAGCGCGAGCTCATCGTTGAAGTAGACGTCGCCGATCTCCTCGACCTCGTGACCGGCCATCGCGACGACGAGGTGCAGATACTCGTTTTTGGTTCCCGTCGTTGAGATGTAGACGATGACGCCCGAGGTCTTGGTCTGGCCGTAGACGATTTGCCGCGCCGCGATCGGCGAGCGGATCATCTGCGAGCGGTCGGTGAGCGACGGGTCGGAGTAGCTCGGAGCCTTCGGAGCAAGCAGCTTCGAGGCCGCCATCGAGGCAGCGGTCGTCGCGATGAACTTGAGCACGAACATCACCGCGTTTGCCGCGGCGACACTCAGCCCGACATCCATCAAAGCGATCCAGACGACGACGGCGACTTGCGGCATAGTTAGAGGCGCCAGCAGGCGGCACCGTTAAGGTCGAGGAACTCCAGCCCATCGCGGCCCACGAAGGCGGCGGCGTTACCCACGCAGACGCCTAGGCCGATGCCGTTGCCCACGTCGCGGGCGATCACGTCACCGCGGCGAGCGAGGCCGATCTGCGTCGGATTGAGCCCAAGCTCGCGCGCCAACTCCAGAATCCCGCCGGCCTTGTCGATGATGCGCTGCGCGGCGATGCCGGTTGAGTACGTGCCGCGGTAGTGCGCCGCAGGATCTCGGCCCGTTGCCCGCGCGACCCAGTCGGCCGCAAATAGACAGCAGTCATTCGCGCCCCACGCGAACGGCTGGCTGCGCCGCTCCTCGATGAAGCGCACAAGCTCCGCGGGAATGTCGGCAGCCTTCATTCGTATTCGGTCGGCCCGGTCTTGTCACCTCCGTTCCAGTTCGTTTGCTGCGTCTGGTTCGGGTTGCCCCAGTAAATGGCCTTCTCCTGTATCGCGGTCACGAACTCCAGACCGAGATCGCCGGGGAACAAAGTCGCTTGCTCCTCGTGCGTGTATCGCACCTCGCGCGGTCGCTTGAAATCAACCAGCCGATTCTCGGCCGTCATCGTGATATCGGCGGACTGGCCGTTGTCCGAGATCTGCATCACGTCCATCCGCCCTTGGAACACGGTCACCGGCGAAGAGATTAGCGTTCCGGCTGTGGTCGAGAGAGCGCCGAAGAGCACCGTGCAATCGCGGCCTTGGTAATCCTCGGTCAGCGCAAGCGCGATGTTCGCGGTGGGCACGCCCGAGAGCCGCATCGAGATTCCGCGGGCCGCAAGGTCGGTCGTCTCCTCGATCGGCGAGATGCTTCCGAAGGTGCCGATGCCGAGGTAAGGCACGCCAGCGTAAGTCAGCGTCCCGTAGCCGGTCCAGAGGCGCGTGTACGCAGAAGGGAAACTGAGCGAGACGAGGATGACCGGCGCCAGCTGCACCGTCGTCACCTCGGTCACCATATCGGCCGAGAGCGTGCGGCCTGCGGTTGTGATGCTCATTGCGCGACGTCCTCCGCGATGGAGAAGGTGATGCCGTAGATGCTAGCTAACTCAATCGACCACTCGGTGCGAGACTCGGCCAGCCGAAAGACGCCCTTGGCGTTCGAGTAGGTGATCGCGGTCCCGCCAGCGTAGCTCGAGCGCAAGACCGGGAATAGGTCGACGCTGCTTGAGGAGTTGACCTGGACGACCTTGTAGAGCGAGGTCGAGATCTGAAGCCAGTCGCCCACCGCGAAGGTGCCAGTCGCACCGGAAATGCCGAGCGTCGAGGTGTTGGCGGTCGCGCTGCTGACGGTCAGCGTGCCGGTCACGTTGCCCCGCGCTGAGGTGTTGGCGTAGTCCTGGAAGTAGAACGTGCCGCGCTGCGCTGCCAGAAGGAAGCCGATCACCTCCTCGGCCGCCGCGCGCGTCATCGGCGGGCACTCGACAGAGCCCATCCACGCTTGCCCCGGCCAGTTGTATTGCTGCGTCTGGAACGTGAACGGCGAGACGTTGCGCGAAGTCGCGCTCATCCCAGACAGCGTCAGCTTCGAGATGCGGAACGGCGACGGCGGCGTGAGTGGGTAGGAAATTGCCATAGCTTAGGCGAACGCTGCGCGATAAGCGCCACCGCGGCGCACCATATCGGGGATCTCGGCCTTCAAGCGCTTCCGCTCCGTCTCGAGGATCGGCACGAGCTCGGCGCGAGTGACGCCAGCGGCGATGTGATAGTTCACCGTGACGCCCGCGGCCACCGGCGTGCCTCCGTTGGACTTCATCGCGGAGTTAGAAATGATGCGGCCCGAGGTGCCAGGGACGAAGAGCTCCGGCCCGCGCTCTCCGACGATTGCCGGCTGGCCTCCGGTGATCGGTCCGCCGTTGGCGAAAAAGGGAAGCGT